CTCGGGAGAAACAACGGATACTTCTACGCGAATGCAAAGGCGTGGGGCTTCTATTCGCCCGACTCGGGTCAAGTCGAGTTTACGTTCGCTGATCGCGTGCTGAAGATTGACGGCAAGACCGTGTGGTATGCAGGCAACGTCGATCCCTTCGATAAGGCGCGCGGTGGACGCATCGATGCTGACGTAAGCACGAAATCACTGACGGTCGACTCAGGCGCGAACGCATTTGCGACCCTCTATTTCGGTGATGGTGGCAAACGCCGCTGGACCGTCTACAAGAGCGATAACGCGGCGGGTAATCTGATGGTGTCAGCGTGGAGCGATGACGGCACGACGCAGACGACGGCGCTATCGCTGGATCGTGTATCGCGGATGCTACGTCTTTTCGGGCGTATGGTCGTTGGGAACGGGGCCGACGACGGAGCTAGTGCGATGCAAGTCACGGGTGATATCGCGATTTCTAACGGGACGATCAAGATCGCCGGTGGTGTGGTTTGGCATACCGGCAATCTGGTGCCGCTGGACATGAACAATGGCGGCACGCTCAAGGGGCCGCTTTGGCTTGCGCCGAGTGCACGCATTTTCCTGTCGGAAGGCACGCCACAGAATCCGTCGCTGACGTTTAACAATGAGGGTGCAGCAGATACCGGCCTGTATCACTACGCGGACGGTGCTTTTGGCGTGACCTGTGACGGCAGGGTTACGGTTCGATTCACGGCAGACAAGGGCACGATCTTTGATCGTGCCGTGCAAGTTCCGACGCCGGCGGCAGGCGACAGATCGAATAACGCCGCGTCGACGGCATTCGTGGTTGACGCGATCGCATCGGCGGCGATCGGCCAGATCATTTTCGAGGTGCGAAACAGTGTCCGGGCGGGCTGTCTGAAGCTGGACGGCGCTGTGCTAAAGCGAGTTGACTATCCGCAGCTCTGGGCGTACGCGCAGGCAAGTGGTGCGCTTGCAACAGAAAAGGATTGGGCTGCTGGTTGGTGGGCGTGCTTCTCGATCGGCGACGGGGAGACGACATTCCGCATTCCCGAGTTTCGGGGCGAAGGTATCCGGTGTGCTGACGGCGGGCGTGGTGTCGATGCTGGTCGGGGTGTCGGTTCTTGGCAGGACAGTCAGAACCGATCTCACGCACACGGCGCCTCATCAAGTGATGCTGGGGACCACTCGCACGAAGCATGGGCCGAAGGAAATGGCTGGCACGGACACGGCGTTTCGCAACAGCCCCACTCGCACGGGTTCGGTCTCGGTTCGAACGGTGCGTTTTCGACGAGCACCGGACGTGGTTACGGTATGGACAACGGTCGTGCGAACAACTTGGGTACGGATGGCGCAACGATCCCGATCGGTATAGACGGAAGCGGGACGCATACGCACGCCATTGGTGTCCGCGGTGTGGGTGGTCACGCCCACGCGATCAGCGTCGCGGCTGACGGTGGTGCGGAAGCACGTATGCGCAACGTCGCCGTGCTCGCCATGATCCGAGCATATTAATTCGAGAGGTAGAGCATGCTTTGCAACCAATACGATAGTTTGACCGGGCAGTACGTCGTGAGCTTTCTTGCCGATGTCGATCCGATGAATTCGAGCCGCTTTCTGGTCCCTGCATTCTGTACGTTTGAACCGCTGCCTGAGCGTGAGCCGCGCACCTGGCCGTTCTGGCGTGACGAAAAATGGAAGATGCTGCCCGACTATCGCGGCGTGCGCCTTTATCGAACGGAGTCAGGTGTGGCGGCGGAAATTACCGTGGCGGGTGTGACGCCCGACGACGCGGGACTGACCGAGAAACCGCGTCCGTCCGATACGCACGTTTGGCGGGATGGGACGTGGGCCGTCGACGAGAAGATCGTCGCGGACCGCGCGCGTGAGTCAGCGATGAATGACTTCTTTGCGCGACTTGAAAATGCCCGTCAGCAGAATCGCGGCAAATCGGACGCGCGGATGACGGGGCGGCTGTCGGATCTCGAAGAAGCGACGTTCGACGCGTGGGCTGACTATCAGGTCGCGCTGGTGCGGGTCGTCGAGTCGCCGACTTTCCCGGTGGAGATCACGTGGCCGGCCGAACCCAATCCGGCCGCGATTCTCGCGAAGGTCGAGGCAGCGCGAGCGGAGAAAGCAGCTCGTGAAGCCGAAGAAGCCGCGCAGCGTGCGGCTGCGGAGAAGCAGGCCGAAGCGGATCGAGCTGCGGCCGAGGCGGAAATGCAGCGTCGGGCTGAAGGCTCGGCCGCGACCGACATCGTCGCCGATCCGGAGCAACCGAAGGCACCCGATACGCCCGCCAAAAAGTAACTTTGCCGACGCCGCATGTGTTGCTGGCGTCGTTTCGTTTCAAGCCGCTCCGATGAGCGGCTTTTTTTATATCCGGAGATCCGCATGGCAGCGACTTCTTTCTTTCACGGCATCACGACGACGATCGTCGATAGCGGCCCGCGCACGATTGCGGTGCCGTCGTCGTCGGTCGTTGGCATGGCCGACACTTACACGCCCGGGCCTGATCTGGCGCAGCCGAATGTCCCGGTGCAATTGACCAGCCACGGCGAAGCGGTGCGTGCGTTCGGGGAGAACAGCGCGATCGCACGGGCTGCCCGCGCAATCTATGCGCAGAGCAGCGCGATTGTGATCGCGGTTGGCGTGCCCGCAGTGACCGATGCGGCGCAGCTCACGTCGGCGATCATCGGTGGTGTGTCGGCCGGTGGCGCACGCACCGGCATGCAGGCGCTGCTCGACGCGAAGTCGCGTTTCAACGCACAGCCGCGTCTGCTGGTCGCACCTGGGCACACGTCCAAGCAGCCGGTCGCGACGGCGGCGGACGCGCTCGCCGGCAAGCTGCGCGCGATGGCTGTGATCGACGGCCCGAACGTCGACGACGAGGCGGCGATTGCATACGCGAGGAATTTCGGCAGCAAGCGCCTGTACATGGTCGACCCCGGCGCGAAGGCATGGAACAACGCGACGAACAGCGAGATTTCGCTGCCGGCGTCGACGTACGCAGCGGGTCTGTTCTGTCAGACCGACGCGAAGATCGGCTTCTGGGCGTCGCCGTCGAACAAGGAGATCGTCGAGATCACGGGCACGGGACGGCCGATCGAATACCTCGACGGCGACGAGACGTGCCGCGCGAACCTGCTCAACAACGCGAACATCACGACGATCATTCGCGACGGCGGGTTCCGCTTGTGGGGGAACCGCACGCTGTCGGCCGACCCGAAGTGGAAGTTCGTCACGCGCGTGCGCACGCTCGACATCGTCATGGACGCTGTGCAGGCCGGTCACAAGTGGGCGGTCGATCGCGGCATCACGGCGACGTACGTCAGCGACGTGACTGAAGGGCTGCAGGCGTTTATGCGTGATCTGAAGCGTCAGGGCGCGTTGATCAACTTCGAGGTCTATCCGGACCCGCTGCTGAACACGGCGAGCCAGCTCGAAGACGGCAAGGTGTACTGGAACATCCGATTCACGGATGTCCCGCCGGCCGAAAACCCGATTTTCCGCTTCGAGGTCACGAATCAGTGGCTGACCGAAGTGCTGGACAACCAGATCTAAGGGAGGAACGATGATTCCGGAAACACTGCACAACTGCAATGCGTTCATCGATGGGCGCGGATACGCGGGCCGCGCAACGAGCATGACGCCGCCGAAGTTGAAGATCAAGACGGACGACTTCCGCGCGGGTGGCATGGATGGCACGACGAAGGTCGATCAGGGCATGGAAGCGCTCGATGCATCGTTTGCGATGTCGACGATGGACTACGAAGTGCTGCGCTTCTTCGGGCTGGTCGATCAGGGCGCGTTTAACGGCGTCTTTCGCGCGGTGTTCATGGACCGCAGCGGCAAGGCGAAGAGCGTCGCCGTGTATCTGCGCGGCATGATGTACGAAGTCGATCCGGGCGAATGGAAGCCCGGCGACAAGGTCGACGCGAAGTTCAGCGTGTCGTGCGACTACTACAAGCTGGAAGTCGCCGGTGCGATCGTGCACGAGATCGATATCTTCGCGTGCAAGCGCGTGATCAACGGTGTCGATCAGCTCGCCGAAGTGCGCAAGGGTCTCGGCATGTAAGTGCCTCGCGTTCGTCATTCGACGGACATGTAGCAAAGCTACTTTGTTTAATCAATGGCGAGCCGACGGCTCGCCATTTTTCGTTTCAGGAACCGTCATGGAAAAAGTTTCGATCAAGCTCGACTATCCGATCCACCTCAACGGCGTCGAGTGCGACACCTTCACGATGCGCCGACCGAAGGTGCGCGACATGCGCGGTGCGCAGAAGCTCGCGCCGAACGATACCGAGGAACAGGAACTGATCCTGTTCGCGTCGCTCGCCGACATCGCACCGAGCGATCTCGACGCGATGGATATGGCCGATTACGAGCGCGTGCAAGACGCGTACTACTCTTTTCGACCCGTACGCAAAGCTGGACCGAAAGACGCTCAAGGCACTGGCGAAACGGCTGGTGCGTGAATACAGCATGTCGCCGACATCGATCGACGAGATGACGGTCGACGACATGCTCTGGTGGCTGACGGATTGAGGGGGCCGGGATGGCGAAAGATTTAGCGCTTGGGATCGTGATCGGCGGTGCCGTCTCGGCGACGTTCGGGAAAGCGATCTCCGACACGTCGTCGAAGATCGACGCGATGAAGAAGCGGGCGAACGACTCGCGGCTCTGGCAGCGCCAGATCGGCGAGACGATGCGGCTGCAGGATGAGTTCCGCCGGCTGCATTTGGCGGGCGACAGCGCGGCGGATGGCATCCGTCGCAAGCTCGACAGCAATTTGAAGTCGCTGCGAGATGCCGGCATCGAGGTCGGCCGGCTCGATCGCGCGTATGCGCAGCTCGGGCGGACCGCTCGCGGGCTGGATCTGAAGGTGACCGGGCGCGAACGCATGACGGCCGGGCAAGAGGCCGGACGTGGCGTGATCGGCGATGTGGTGAAAGTGGCGGGGGCGGTTGCGGTGCCTGCGACGATCGCCGCGAACTATCAGGCGATCATTCGCGACATCGCGCTCAAGGCCGGTATCGCCCGTACGCAGGAAGAGGCGGCGATGGGTTCGCGTATCCGGCGCGATGCAGGGTCGAACGGGATCGGTCGCAACGAGCTGGCCGAGGCCGTCAACCAGATGGTTGCAGGCGGCATGGATCTCGATCGCGCGCTCAACTTCGCGCCCCTGGTTGCAAAGTTCTCGATCGGTCAGGGTGCGACGACGGTCGAGACCGCGAAGATGATCCAAGCGTTGCAGCAGAACGCCGAGATCGTCGACCCGCAGCAGATGTCGAAGGCACTCGAAGCGATCGCGTATCTCGGCAAGGAGGGGTCGTTCGAGTCTGTCGACATGGCGCGGTGGTTCCCGGTGCTGCTCGCCGAAATGAAGAAGGTCGGCATCACGGGGCAGGATTCGGTGACGCAGCTCGGGGCGATGCTCCAGGTGCAGATGAAGACGGCCGGCAGCTCGGACGAGGCGGCGAACAACCTCAAAAACTGGTTCTCGAAGATCGGCTCCGGCGAGACCGAACGCAACTATGCGAAGGCCGGCGTCGACTATCAGGGAAAGATGCGCGAGGCGATCGGCAAGGGCTGGTCGACGCTGGAGGCGTCGTTCGTGCTCGCCCGCGCGTACATCGAGCGTGCCGACCCGGCCAAGGCGAAGCAACTCGCGGCTGCGGCGAAGCAGTTCAATTCCGAAATGGACCCGGCCAAGCGTCAGACGCAGATGGCCGCATTCGCCGAGACGATGAAGACCGGCGACCTGTTCAACGACATGCAGGTCAAGGCGGCGCTGACGGCATACATGCAGAACGCCGAGCTGTATTCGAACCTGAAGCGCAACGCGCAGCAGGCGAGCGGTGAGATCGAGAAGGATCTGGAGGCGCGTCGCGAGACGTCCAAGCAGATCTGGAGCGAGGTAGGGCAGCAATGGGACGACGCGATGCGCAGCATCGGCGACGCCCTGCGTCCCGTCACCGATCGCGTTGGCGAGGCGGCGAAGGGAGCCGGGAGCGGCATTCAGTCCGCAGCAGATAGCGCTCCGAAGGCGACCGCTGCTGTTGTCGGCGTCGCCGGCACGGTGCTTGCGGTGCGCGGAGCAAAGGCACTTTGGAGCATCGGTCGCGGCATGTTCGATTTCGCGCGCGGCACGCTGCTGGCGCGGGGTGCGGGGCGTGCCGGTAGTGCGGGCGGCGCAGGGGGCGCAGTCGGGCGTGCGCTGGACGCGCTCGGTGGGGTTGCCGGTGCTGTTGGTGGTGTGCAGCAGGTGTTTGTCGTGAACATGCCCGGTGGTGGGGGCGATGGTGGCGGGTTTGGCGATCCGGGGAGCGGTGGGCGTGCGAGTCGAGCCGGTCGAGCCGCGCGTCGTGCGGCAGCTCGTGGCGGGCGGTTCGGGAGGATTGGCAGGATCTTCAGTGCGGGGCGTTCGCTTTTCGGTCGGGTTGCGCCGTACGCCGGAAAACTGGCCTTGGGGGCGACGGTGCTGAAGTTCGGACTGGCGGCACGCGAGGCGTACGCCGTCGCGTCGAGCACGGATACGAACGATCGGAAGGCAAGCCGCTTTGCGGGTATCGCCGGCAGTCTCGCGGGTGGGGTGATCGGCGCGAAGGTCGGGGCGACGATCGGGATGCTTGGTGGCCCGATCGGCTCGGCCATCGTGGGTGTCATTGGTGGAGCGGTTGGTACGTTTGTTGGCGAAAAGGCATTCAGTGCCATCGCGAGCAAGCTCCTGAACAAGAAGCCGGACGAGACGCCCGCGAATGTCGAGGCGGTCGCCAAGGCGGCGAAGGCGGCAGAGAGTCCGGCGGCAGATGCTCGTTTCGGGCCGCGTATCGATCAGAAGAACACGTTCGCGCCGGTCTTCAACGTGAAGATCGAAGCGAGCGATACCGACATGGCTAACAAGTTCCTCGCGCAGGTCAGTCCGCAGTTGACGCGGATGATGGAGGAGCAGCAACGCAAGGCGAACAGCCGGACAGCAATGTTCGACTCGCCACATATGTAAGGGAGGCTCTATGGATGTGTTTCGACAGATCACGGGAGCAGCAACGCAGGCGGGGATCGCGACGGAGCGGGTGCGGCAGATGGTTCGCATCTTCGATCGGAACCGTGCGGCGAGCATGGCGACGGTAGACGTGCTGCAGCGTCTCGCGACCGGCAACCTGAGCAGTGCGGCCGAGCTGCTGACAGGCGCGACGAGCGCGCTGTCGGTGGCGTCGGATCTGTTTCCGCAGGTCGGCGCGATCGTGCGTAGCTTCAACGCGACACAGGCGTCGATAGGCTCGATTCTGAAGGCCGTCGACGGATCGAATTTCCCCCTTGTGCGGGCCGCCGCCGACAGCGTCAAGTCTGCATTGGGCGGGGCGTGGAATCAGTTCAACGCGGCGGTTGGCCTGAAAGATTCGGCGGTGCTCGACGTGATCAAGTCGACGGGTGTCGGCTCGATGCTGTCGGGTCTGGTCGACGGTGCGTCGTCGAGCACGCCGCACCTGATGACGATGACGACGGATGCCGGCGACGCGTTCCACTTCAACCTGTCGACGGCGGCTCACGACAAGCTGCGACGGGCGACGCGGTATCGCGTCGCGTCCCAGGAGCGCCTGAATCGTCAGGAGGCGCTGCAGCCGGTCAGCGAGGGGGGCGAGACGATCACGTTGTCGGGCGTCGTGTTCCCGTCGCTCGGGGCCGGCACGAAGCAGATCAGTCGGCTCCGTGCAATCGGTGGCCGGATGAAGCCCGTGCAACTCACGACGGGCGACGGCGAAGTGCTCGGCCGCTGGCTGTTGCAGGCGATCGAGGAGGAACAGGACGCGCTGCTCGTGGACGGCATGCCGCGCAAACAAACATTCTCGGTGGAGTTCGGGCGCTATGGCGAAGACTTTAAGAACGTCTGACGGCGACGTGCTCGACACGCTTTGCTATCGGTACTACGGGACGCTGCAGGGAACCGTCGAGGCGGTGTACGAGGCGAATCCGGGGCTGGCGAATCAACGGCAGCCGTTCGCGTCCGGTGTCGAGATCCTGATGCCGGATCTCGATGCGCCGCGTGTCGAGTCGGTCCAGCTTTGGACATAGTGAGGGGCGATGGAAGCGATTTTTCAGGTTGTCGCGAACGGCTCGGACGTGACGAAGGTTATTCAGGATCGCGTGCTGGAGATCCGGGCCATCGACAAACCCGGTCTAGACGCAGACGAGTGCACGATCACGCTCGACGATCGCGACGGCCGCATCGAATTCCCGCCGAAGGGCGCGACGTTGAAGGTGTCAATCGGATGGGACGGGCAGGGGCTGTCGATGCTCGGCGAGTACGCCGTCGACGAGGTCGGACTGCGCGGGCCGCCGGCCAGCGTCGTGATCCGGGGGAAGCCTGCGAACATGCGCGCGACGTCGAAAACGCAGCGGTACGGGAGCTGGTCGAACGCGAAGCTGGCCGACATCGTCGGCGACGTCGCGCGTCGCAATAAGTGGGCGGCCGCGTGCGACGTCGACGTCGTCGTGCCGCGTATCGATCAGTTCGGCGAGAGCGATCTGCACTTCATCACGCGCGTGGCTCGCCAGTACGGAGCGACGGCGACGGTCAAGGCCGGCAAGCTGATCGTCCTGCCGCGCGGCGGCGGCAAGAGTGCGAGCGGCAAGCCGCTGCCGGTCGTGACGCTTACGCCCGGCGATCTGCTCGACTATGACATCAACTTCCCGGACCGTGCGAGCTTCGCGGCCGTTCGCACGAAGGTGCACGATCGCAAGTCAGGGAAGAAGATCGATCTGACGATCCCAAATCCGGATGCGCCGCCAGGTGCGTCCGCGGTGCATACCGAACGCCATGCGTTCGCCAGTCCGGAAGCCGCAAAGGCCGGTGCGACGTCGCGAATGGCGACGCTCAACCGGCACACGTCGGCGAGCCGGCTCACGATGCGCGGCCGCGCAGATCTGTCGGCAGAGAAGACGATAGCGCTGAAGGGGTTCAAGAAGGGCGTGGACGGCGATTTTCTGATCGAGTCGGTCGAACACACCTACGCGTCGCGCGGGTGGATCTCGGTCGTTACGTTGAACGGAGGGAACAAGGGGAAAGCGAGGGTGGGGCACAAGAAGAAGTCGGGCAAGAAAATCAATCTGGTGGTGCCGGCGCCGCAGTAACGCGTCACGCACTGTATTTGCAGGCCGCTCACGGGCAACCGGAGCGGCCTTTCTTTTTATCGGGCTAAGGGGAACCGATGCAAGACCACGAAAAGACGATTCTGGAGCTGATCATCATGGGCGGATTGATCGGCATCGCGAAGGTGTTGGTCGGTAGCGAGCCGTTGTCGTTTCGGCTGGTTGTCGGTCGCGCCGTTCTGGGGTCCGCGACATCAATGGTCGCGGGCATCGCACTGCTGCAGATCCCGGATCTGCCGCCGATCGCGCTGCTCGGCCTCGGGAGCGCGCTCGGCATCGTTGGGTCGCAGTACCTTGAGGTGCTGCTGCGTAGTAAAGCAAAGCAACTTTTTGGAGGTAGCAAGAATGGGTAACTACGACGCGTTGAAGCTGAAAGCCGAACTGACGCGCGACGAAGATCGGCGGTATCGGATCTATACCGATACCGTTGGCAAAGTGTCGGGAGGCATTGGCCGCAACCTGACCGACAAGGGGTTCCGCGATAACGAGATCGATCTGATGTACCAGAACGACATCGCGGAAACCGAGGCGTGGCTTGATCGCAATCTGTCGTGGTGGCGGTCCCTCGACCCGGTCCGTCAGCGCGTGCTGATGAACATGGCGTTCAACATGCAAGGGAAGCTGCTCGGGTTTCGTAACTTCCTCGGCGCAGCGCAACGCAGCGACTGGAGCACGGCTGCGGCTGAAATGCTCGACAGCCTGTGGGCGCGACAGGTCGGGGATCGAGCGAAGCGACTCGCATCAATGATGAGGAGCGGGGCATGACCTGGCTCGATCCTCGTATCTGGCTCGCGGTCATCGTCGCAATTTTCGTTGGCGCTGCCACTGGCTATTCGAAGGGGCACCGTGACGCCGACCGGTCCGCGAGAGTCGCGGATCAGGCACGGCAGATCGATGACCTGAAGACCGAGCGTAACGAAATTCGCCGCCGGTTGGCGGCACAACAGGAGATCGCAACTGATGCTGCGAAAGAACGTGATCAGGCACGCGCTGATGCTGCTGTTGCCGATGGTGCTGCTGACGGCCTGCGCAGGCAGGTCGTCGCACTCGTTGCAGACGTCCGGCGTGCCGGTGCTTCGGCCGGAAGCGCGTCAGCCGTCGATGCCCTCGATTTGCTTGCCGACTTGTTCGGCCGGGCTGACGAGCGCGCGGGAGAGCTGGCGAAGATCGCTGACGAGCGCGGTATCGCCGGCCAGCAGTGCGAACGCAGTTACGACGCGTTGATCGGCGACGCACAAACCAATCTGCCGCAGTAACGCGGCAATCGAAGCCTCGCGGCTTCGAGAGAAACAGGGCGACCGGGAAAATGTTCGAGCATTGTCCCCGGCCGCCTTTCCACTGCTTGTGCCAGTGAATCAGCCAAGGCCCTGCTTACCTACGTAGGCGGGCCGGATTCTACACCAAGTTTAAAAACGGCTTTCACAATGGCAAATCCCATCATTCCTTGGATCGGCGGAAAGCGCCGTCTGGCAGACCATCTTATTCCGCGTTTCCCGGCGCACGACTGCTATGTCGAAGTGTTCGCGGGCGGGGCCGCACTGTACTTCATGCGTCCGCCGGCAAAGGTCGAGGTAGTCAACGATATCAACGGAGAACTGATCAACCTATACCGTGTCGTGCAGCATCACGTCGACGAGTTTGTGCGCCAGTTCAATTGGGCGTTTACGAGTCGCGAGCTGTTCGCCTGGTTGAAACAAACGATCCCGGAAACGCTCACCGATATCCAGCGTGCTGCACGTTTCTACTACCTGCAGAAAAGTTGCTTTGGCGGGAAGCTCGAAGGGCAGACATTCGGCTCAAAGACGTTGGCCCCGCCGGGATTGAATCCCATTCGTCTCAAAGAGGAGCTGTCTACGGCGCATCAGCGGCTGGCGAACGCCTTCATCGAGCGCTTGGATTGGGCGGCCTGTATCGACCGATACGACCGACCGCATACGCTGTTCTATCTCGATCCGCCGTATCACGGGACGCAGGGGTATGGCGTGCCGTTTCCGTTTGCCGAGTACGAGAAGATGGCCGAGCGACTGCGCCGTCTCAAGGGGCGCGCGATTGTGAGCCTCAACGATCACCCTGACATCCGGCGCGTGTTCGATGGGTTCTACATCGAGACCGTGCCGATCCAGTACACGGTCGGGGTTGAAGCCGTCGACCGGAACGAGCTGATCATTTTCAGTTGGGACGACGCGGCGCAGCCTGTGGGACTGTTCTAATCGACGATGCCGGCGCGGACTATCGCGCCGGCATAGCGCTTACAGATCCTTGAAGGCGGGGAGGAGGTCTTGCTCGACGAGTCGGATCTCGATCCGGTTTGCCGTCTCGATGTGCTCGGGGTTCTTCATCGAGAAAGGAGCGTCTGTCGTGCTGACGATGATGGTGCCGGTCTGCAGTTTTCCTGCCTCCGGAACCGGGATGAGATCGCGGGCTTCTGGCACTTGCTGTTGCGTGATGACCGTTGGCAAATAGATCATCCAGCCGACTCCCGGCTTGTCGTCGAATACCTGCTTAGTGACGTAGCTCCTTGGTGAGACGGAAACGTAAGCAGGGTTGAATGCGGCGACCGTGGCTTTCACAATTTGCTGAACTGATGCAGCGTTTGTGAGCACCGTATCGTCCGAAATTTTTGCATCGAATGAGTTCGGGCCGACATTCTCACCGACATGGCACGCAAGAGACGCGCCTTGCCCCTTGTTCTGATTCCCATTCCACAGCGCAACGAACGTGAGCGACGGATCGGCTGAAAACTCTTGCTTTAGGACGGCGAGGAGGGCAGTCGACGGTTTGCCGTCTTCGAATGCCGGGTAGAGGAGTGCTTCGTCTACGCTCTCACCTTGGGCAAACCATGTCCCTAGGTTGGGTTCGATTGCACCCATCGTGGACGTGACCAAGTGTATGCGCGACAGGATCTGTTCGAAGTCTGTCGGAGCAAGTGACGTGTCTCTGAACTGAAGGCTGAAGTCCATCTTGATCTCGGATTACGGTTGTACGACGGAAAGGACCGAGTTTCGCATCAACTCTTTGAGCAGGTATTCTCGCGGCTCTGGTTCTTCAAAGTACCACTTCAATCGCGTTGGTGGGAACGGCTTGATCGCGTTGGCCTGTCGCGAAATGTCTGAGATGGTCGTTGGCCAGCCTTTGAACCAATCAGCAGGTTCAAGTTCGCCGTCGTCATCGCGCTGAAGGAAGCTGGCATAGCGTGACTTGGCTTCTTGGAGCATGCAGTCTGCCGGCAGAAAGCCGTCGAAATAAACGCCTGCGAACAACCATTCTTCGTTCCATCCGCCCTCGTTGCTGTACGGCCGTCCCGTGATCCGGCCTTGATACTCGCGAGAGTGGTTGGACATATGGTGCCTCTTGTTCTCAGCCTTGCCGGTTTCCTCCGGAGGGCACTTCTTACACTTTTCGCCGGTCCGCGGCACTGCCTTGGCGTCGGTCTTTGCCTTGCTTTCGTCCTTCGGCGTGTCACTAGACAGGCTCGCTGTCCCCGCCAGTCCGACCCCGCCCAACAAGGCGGCGCCAGCTCGCGCCAAGACCGGTCCAAGCTCCGCCAATACCCCCTCCAGTAGTGGAAGTGCTGCTGCCATTCTCAAGTCCCCCGTTGTATTCCGGATGTTCGACGCGCCACTTTATGACGCGAAAGTAATCGTGAAACCGTTCGTCTGGTGATCGGCCGGGCCGCGTGAGCCACGCTCGCGTGGCTGGCTTCGTGTAGAAGCTCGGTGCGTACGCTTCGATTCGCAGAAACGCCTCGACGTTTTCGTCCGATTGGATGCCGATCTGTCGGGCCGCGACATAAGCATTCCGGAGTCGCATGGGCAGCGTGCTGTCATCGGCAAGTTTCGGATCGGCTTTGACGAGATCCTGTCTGACGCGCTCGACGTATCCGCGCGCGTCGATCTCGGCAAGGCCGGCGACCTGTTCGCTTGTCAGCTCAAGCATGCGGGTGTACTCCCTTCAGTGTTCCATTCACTTCGACGAGCCAGTCAAATGTCGAGACGAAGAACTGCATGCGCTGCGTGAATTCCATCAGCGACGCCATGTCGGCCATGATGCGGGCATCGTAGAAGCGGAGCAGGGCCGTGCTTCCGTCCGGCAAGCGTACGTCGAGGCGGCTGCGCAGCTCGTCAGCGAGTGATTCGATCGGATATGCGCTGATCAGCCAGGACACGCCGGTGGAGCTGCTGGCCATTGTGGAGAGAGTTCGCCGGATATTGCTAGCTGCAGCCTCGTAGGGAAAAAGCCACGGTCCAGCGTCGGCGAGTGACGCGTCCTGCGTGCCGTCGAATACAGCTATGGCCGACCGAGATCGTCGAGGGGCTGCCCCATTGGTTGTGTTCGCGTAAAGCAGGCCGTCGACAAGCGCATAGAGATGCACCTGCATGGTCAACTGCTGTTGCCGCTTGAAGAAGAAAGCTTCGATCGAATTTTCGGTCATGTCCTACCCGCGCGCGATCATCGTCGCGGCGTTCTCGGCCGCAGCTTTCAGACATTCGAGACAGAGCGTCGGCGAGGGGGCGAGCGCTGCTGCAGCGGCTGCGGCTGCGCCGCCAGTCGTTGCTTCGCCAGACCCGACGTCGTCGAGCGTGGCAGACGACTGCGATGCGATCAGTGTCGCCCCGCACGCGGTCTTCATGCCCTCGATGGCGGTTTCGCGCCCGTCAAAGGTGTGTGGATACCGCCGCCCCGTCGCGGGCAGGATCGGAAAGACTCCCTTGCATTGCGGGCAAAGTACCTTGTGCCCGACGCCGGCAATGGGTTTCCCGTCAATGGTCGCGGTCGCGCTGCCCTCCAGCACGCGGCCGCCATGCGTCGTCGTGTCGCCGACGCAGATCATGGCTCGGGCCATATGTTCTCTCGTAGGTGTGGTTTTCGTATGAATTTACCATTTCCGGGGGAGAGGCCGGCCCTTGGCTATCTCGCATTCAGTCAACTATTGTCAATCGAAGCGAGCGCCGTCGATCATGCGGCGGAGCTGGTCAAGTGCGAACAAGTCGGGCGAGCCGTTCTTCTTCGATTCCAGCTCGGCGGCACAGACCATTTTTTCCATTAGCCGCAGTGTTCGGCGCACATGCACGACTTCCAACACGAAGCGCTGCTCTAGAGTCAGCGATCGATTTTTCTTGAAATTGGCCGCGCTCCACGCGTCGCGCAATTCGGACCATGTCAGGCGCTGGAACTCAGGCAACTTTGTTGCCTTGTCGGAACCGGGATCTGGTTCGCCAGGGACGTCGTGGAGCCTGCATTTCATTGCTTCACGTGCGCGCCACTCGTCGGAGAAGGGCGCGACGGGCGCACGTGGGTTGCCCATTCGGCCGGCACGCGTGATCTCCCTGTCGATCATGTTCGACAAGCGGCGCAGCGGCGCTGCGTACTTCAACTCGTCGGCCCGGTCGAGGTACGCGATCATACGAGTGGCGTCGCCGGTAAGGGAACTCATCTCGGTCAGCGAAATCCGCAGGTGTAGCACCTCTAGAATCAGCCGATGAACCTCGGCGTATGTGCACGTGTTCCACCATTCCGACAT